CTTCTTCCGCTGCAGCACCTTCACCACCAAACAGCACCTTGAAGCCTTTGCGCGTAGCTTGCTCTGCAACAATGTCCACGATACGCTTGGGAATCCATTCTGCATAAAGGTTTTCAAGCTCTTCTTGGCCCAGGAAGATCAATGGGGTGGAAGTAGTGTATTGGCTCTTGTCTCGACCAGTGCCCATGCCGGTAAGAGCATTAACAAGGCCATCTACGCGCAGACCAGCTTCGCCAGCGTGCCCTAGGTCCACTACTTCTTCAGACATTGTTCCCATCGTGTGCTTGTCACCATTCTAAACATGGCTAAGATGTTGCAGCTATCTTTGACTTATGGCACACTCGCCCATCGTCTTTACTTTTACAGAAGAAGAACGCCTCTTGGCCATGGAAGAAGGCCATCGCAGGCAAGCCGTCAATGAAGCAAAAGGCCTGAGGGGGCGCAACAGAGGGCCGCGATTTGGCGACAAAGCCTTGGAGGTACACCTCCTCGGGGCTGCGGGAGAAGTGGCCGTGGCTTCGTACCTTGGCATGAAGGAGCATTTATTCAAGGAAGCTGAAGCCCGTCGCGGCTCAGACGACTTGCCGGGAATTGATGTGAAAACCCGTTCCAAAGCAAGTTACGATTTGATCGTGCAAAGGAGCGAAGACCCGCAAAAACGCTTTGTACTTGTGACTATTCAAGACCAAAAGACTTTACTTCATGGCTGGTGTTATGGCCACGAAGCCATGCAGGAACGCTTCTGGGCTGACCCAGCACGAGGCAGACCTGCTTATTTTGTGGGGAAAGAACACTTGCGTCCCATGGAGACTTTGAAATGACCAAAAAAGATCCAAGGCGTTTTTACGTCTATGCCTATCTGCGGTCAAACGATTCTGAGCACGGAAAAAGGTTAACGCCTTACTACATTGGAAAAGGTGCGCGAGACAGGGCAACCTCCAAGCAGCGGACTGTGCCTAAGCCGTCTGATCCATCTTTCATTGTTTACATCCAAGAAGGCATGACAGAGCAGGATGCCTTTCGCCTTGAACAGTATTGCATTGCTCTTTATGGGCGCATTGACAAAGGTACTGGTATCTTGCGCAACTTAAGTGATGGCGGTGACGGCCCTAGCGGCACCATTGTCTCAGAAGCAAGGCGCCAGCAAATTGCGGAGTCGTCAAGAGGCCGCACTCATCCGCCTGAAGTTAGGCGCAAAATTGGAGATGCACAAATGGGCTCCAAAAACCACATGTGGGGCAAAGCTGTTTCACAGGAAACTCGCGAAAAGATTTCCGCAGCAAACAAGGGATTGCGACGTTCGGAAAAATCTCGCCAAAACATCGCTAAAGGCAAGTGTAAATACAAATGTGTTTTGGTCAGTCCCACAGGACAGGTCCATCAAGTCGACAATTTTTATCAATTTTGCCTAGAGCATAAATTACATAGAACTTTAATGCTTCAATTGCTCAGGGGAGAGCGCGATCATTACAAAGCGTGGACTGTTGAATCCGTAGAAATTTTAAGATGACGAAGCTTTCTTGTAGTGAATTTGCGGAGCATGTACTGAAAACCCCCCTTTGGCCCAAGCAGCAACAGGTTCTTAACGAACTGTTTGAAGAAGATGTCAGTCATGCCATTTGGTCCATGGGACGCAGAAGCGGGAAGACTTTCATGGCCTCCGTTGCTGCCACCTATATGGCATTTTGTCAGGATGATGTGTTTAGAAAAAAAATCAGAAAGGGCGAAAAGTTTCACATTATCACGGTTGCCAACGACATCAATCAATCAAAAATTGCCCTAGATAACATTCGCCAGTTAATTCTCGGCAGCCCTCTGGAACAGGAAATTGTTCGAGAGACTGCCATGGAAATTGAATTAAGTAATGGATGTATCTTTCAGGCTATACCTGCGTCCGCTCGCGCGTCGCGAGGCAAGGCGGTTGCAGCGGTGGTCATGGATGAATTGGCTTTCAGTTTGGAGGGAGATGCCAATAGAGGAGCAGAGGCAATGTACACAGCATTGGCGCCATCTATTGCTCAATTTGGCAAGCATGGCAAAATTATTGAGCTTTCATCTCCTTGGCTCACAAGTGGTTTATTTTTTAGCCATTTCAAGCAAGCGCAAAGTAATGAGTTTCCTGGGATGATTGCACGTTCCATCCCAACGTGGGAAATTAACCCACATCTTCCCTTTGACTGTGATTTCCTGCAAAACGCAAGAAAGAAAGACGAGGAGGCTTTTTGGTGCGAATTTGGCGCACAGTTTAGAGCCAATAATTCAGTGCTTTTGGCGCCAGAGATTATTGACATTGCCGTAAATAAAGACAGGACAATTCTTCCTCCTCAAAAAGAATTCATGGGAACCTATGTCCTGGCTCTTGACCCGGCCAGGGGCGGTCTAGGACGAGACGATTACACTGCTTGCATTGTTCATTACGAAGGTCAGCGATTGATTGCCGATAAATTCCATTCTTTTGAACCTGACTTTGATATTGCTGGCAAGAAGGAAGTCAGTATTGCAAAAGTAGAAGAATGGATTAAAGAGCACCATCGTATTTACGATTTTGCAAGCGTAGTCATGGACCAATTTAATAGCGCAGGAACCATTCAAAGTCTTGGAAAAGATTTGCCAATCGCTGAACTTGCGTGGTCAACGAGTACAAAAATGAAGGCATTTTCAAAGATGAAAGAACTATTTAATGCTGGATTGATAGAACTTTACCCCCACAAAAAGGCAATATGGCAACTTAAAAATTTAGGCGTTATCTACAGGCAAAGTGGACAATGGAATGTAACTGGTGGCAAAGAGAGTGGCATTGACGACTACGCATTCGCCCTCGCTGGTGCCATTTTAGAAGCTTCAAAAGACTCAGATATTGATTGGCTTCACAGCCTGATTCGCTGATTGCCTTTACAATATTCAAGATCAATGCAATTTCAATGGCAATGAAAAATGGCTAAGCTTGAAATTTCCTTTGAGGAGGCATCTTATCTAGTGGCTCTTTTTGAAGCTGATAGACAAACGGCATTGAAGCTATTGGCTGCTGATCATTTTTACGAACCTTCCTTGCTGCCTCGTTTACGTAAAGTGCAGCGCCAGTTAAAGAACGAACGATTGGCGCAAAAAGCAAACGACGAATAGACTGTCTTCATCCCTTGCTCTTTCTTCCATGGCCCTCTCTCCAGCCGCAGAAGAAGCCTTTCATGCAGCCATTGAAGCTGCCTATCTCATGCAAGCCGAAGGAGCCAGTGAATCTGCCAAGAGCATGGCACATAGCCTCTACCAGAAGCACATGCGAAAGTATCTCACGGAAACTAGGGAGCAATGGTGGGATGAACAATGCGCTAAGCACCCTGATGCGGCACGATGCCGGTGCTTTGAGCTTTGATGCCTACTGCTAGTGCTTGATTGCTGGAGAGGGCTCTGCTATGCTGCATGAGCTTCCTGCAGGAGCCCGTTGGCCAACGGAACCAGCATCCTCGTCACTGCTGGTTTTCAATGGGGGATTCCAAATGTGTGGAAGCATTTGCCCCAGTAAAAAGCAAGGCACGGGCCGCACCCGTTGAGTTCCTAATGCGGAACGACCTTGCTCTTTACCCCCATGGTGTAATTGGTAGCCACATCGAGTTTAAGCCTCGATGCCGAAAGGCGTGCAGGTTCAAGTCCTGTTGGGGGTATTACAATATTGGAAGTTTCGTTACAGTCTTCCAATGTCAAAATACAGGAATTACACGGAAAACGATATTGTCAGCGCGGTTTCAAATAGCACTAGCATTGCCGAGGTTTTAAAGTTGCTGAATTTGGCCCCAGTTGGCGGCAATTACGCAACAATTAAAAAACGCATCGCCCAGCTAGGTCTTGATACTTCTCACTTTTTAGGTAAAGCATGGATGCCGACAGGATGGCATTTCAAGCCATTTGGCGATTTAATCCATCCTCATACAATCAAGAAACGTTTAATTGAAGAACAAGGCCATTGCTGTGAGTCATGTGGATTAAGTGCATGGCTTGAGAAACCGATTGCTCTGGAGATGGATCATATTGATGGCGACAGAAACAACAACGTAAAAGATAATCTGAGGCTTTTATGTCCAAATTGCCATGCTCAAACCAAGACATGGAGAAGGCGTAAATCAGCGCTGGCTTAAACTCTGCCAGGCATCAGCTTGAGTTTAGATGAAGATATTTACGCTTGCTCCTGATTGTGTATCCACGTCTTTAGTTCGTGGAGATATTGGCGGAACTGTTCAGCTTTTGCCAAATGCCATGGATCTCGATAGAGGAGATATAGGCGCATGTGTTCATCTACTGCCTTAAGCAATTGATGGATGATGGGATTCCAGGGTGCTCTCGTGGGCGTGTTAAATGTTCGCTTCCTGTCGTCCACGATCTTGGAAGAAGTCTTTAATCAACTCTAGTGGCACTGGACTAAAATCATTCCTTTCCAGGCAGGTATTAAAGAAGCGTTTATCTACTTGCCCATCGTCTGTATAAACCAGATGAGCATGAAGGTGGCCATGCACGTTGCCGCAATAATGCCCAACCAAGCTCTTTGGGTGGACAGGCACATGCGTGAAGATGAGGCTATCGCGGAAGTAAGCACCGCGAATGTCAGCAAAGTATTGAAGGTAAAGTCTTGCGCTAAGGCGATCATGGTTGCCAGCAATAAGAATTTTCCTGCCATTGAATCTATCCATCATGCGAAGGCCAGTGTTGGAAAAGGCAATGTCGCCCAAGCAATACACCGTGTCACGCTTATGCACCTTCTTGTTCCATCGTTCTTCCAAGTCTTGCTGCATTTCTACTAAGCAAGAATAAGGACGCAATGGGGAACCGTCAGGGGTGGTGAAAGAAAGGATTTTGGCGTGATCTAGGTGTAGGTCTGAGGTGACAAAGGCGCTCATCGTTCTACTGCTTTGCGTTCTACAACTTCAAAGTTTCTAATGATAGAAACGAACTCATTTGCGCCTTCTACGGGCACGTAGTATCTGGCCTGACAAGTGATACATTCTCCAGCTTGCACTGACAGGGTGAAGCCCGCAAGATTTTCCATGGGAAGATCAAGTGCTTTGGCCAGTGCGCTGCCGTGGTTAATAGCCATGGCGAGAAAAGAAGGCATGGTCAGTCGTACTCCTTGATCACTTTTGTTTCGACTGGCTCACTCTTTTGCAGCGCCCTTACTAGACAGTCTGCATCTTCCAGAGAAAGCTTTAGGCCCACTTCCAGCCAGAAAAAAAGCCAGCGCTCTTGTATGACAAAAATCGGTTCACCAGGATTAAGAAGAGAAGGGCATTGCTTGATACGAAAACGAGCCATTAGTTGTACTCCTCAACAACACGATAAACAGAGGCCATCTCTTTCATGTATTGCTGTGCATGCTCAAGCTGGTCAAATCGCCCGATATAGGCCCAAGACCTCAAGCCAAGAAACATTTGTTCCCATTGCTCAACTTCATATACCAAGTCGCCGGGGGGCTGGGGGTGAGGGCGCTGGATAATGCGATAGCGAGCCATGGCAAAGGTGCATTGAGCTTGCATCTTACCAGACACCCATCAATTCGGCAATAAAGGGGAGACCACGGCATCGAACCGCGAGTGAGAGCCCGTCCCTTCTCCCAAAAGGCCCC